GTCGAAGCTCTTGCCCTTGGCGAGCTGGAACTGCGCCTCGTACTCCCCCTCCTTCTGGGTCTCCTTGACGTACGCCCCAGACTTCAGCCGCCACTGGTTGGCGACCATCTTCTCCTTACCATCCACGATGTAGGAGTAGTGCCGCGTCAGCCTGGGTATCTCAGCGATGCGGGTGTTGGGTTTGGAGACGAGGACCTTCCCCTTGGAGTCGACGATCTCGACAGTGGCGAAGACGGGGGCTGCCCAGGTCTTCCCCTTGAGGCGTGACTGAAGCTGCCCTCGGATGTCATCGACACCCTGGTTGTCTTTGACCTTGAGGTTCTTTACCCGGACCTCGAACCGACCCTTCGAGTCCTGGATCGGAAACGTATCCCGTACTTGGCTGAGGAGCTGGCCTTTCAGCTCTTCAAACTGTTCCTGTGGGTTCGTGTTCAGCACAGCTGGAGTTTACGTGGTGCTTCGGAAGCGGGTCAATGCAGGTCGGTAAGAGCCTATCAGTAAACTGGAGGAGAGAGAAAACATGCATGATCCCGACACGGATGACCAAGACGATTCCATCACCGACTACGAGAGCGGTGTCGATGACATCACCGACGACGTCATGGATAGCGATGAGGAAGAAGGCCAAGACTGATGCTCTCAGTGTTTGGCTACGCCTTTCTGGCGGGCTTTATCGCAGGGACCCTGGAGGTCTCAGCGGCCCTGACCTTTGAGCTTCAACGGAGACGGAGTGGTGACAGATAGTGTGGTCTGCCAGATATGTGGCGACCCGATAGATGTGATGGTGACAGACCCGAGTGATCTCCAGGATGCCTATGTAGGGCTGAGGGGGCAGTGGGTGTGGCTTCAAGACCTAGATGCTGCGGTGTTCATACTCGATCCGAGTAGCGAGTTGACCGTGGTGGAGCTTCCCGGAGGGAGGTTAGCGATCCTTCCCGATGAGGAGGGACGACCCACCATACATAACCACAAGGACTGCTACGAGCAGGCGACCCACTGTGAAGAGATCGAGTGGGATGGAGAAGACATGATCGAAGGTACGGGTTAGTGGCGTACGGATTCCAAGAGACGTTGCAGATCGTGATGGAAGAGTTCGCGATCCAACGCAAAGCACAGAAGCTGAACATCCCTGCGGTCTTTGGGCCACCGGGTATCGGCAAGTCAGACCTCGGGGTTGAGGCTGCCATCCTAGATGGTGTTGTCACCTACCGCCCGGTGAACATCGGGGACAACGCAGACCCCACAGACGTGACGGGGACTCCCGTTCCTGCGGGACTCCTCACCCTTGGTCGTCCAGACCTGGCCACCGAACTCAGCGGCACTGCCCTGAAGGATTGGGAAGAGGCCATGAAGAGGCAGGGTCTCTCGCAGAATGCATCCGAGGAGAGGGTCGAGCGTATCATCTGGGCAGTGAACAAAGTGGCGTGGGAGGCAATCGTCTCCCCCGTCCTTCAGCTCTTCGATGATTTCGACAAGGCACCGGACTCGGTGCAAAAGGGATTGATCGGTCTCTTCGGTACTCGGAACTACCGGGACTACAAGCTCCACCCCCTCTCGCTGATCATGTGCGCGGGCAACCGTGTGGGTGATGACATCCTGGCAGGTGATCTATCGCAGTCGATCCTGGGTCGTGTAACCGTCATCACGATGGAAGCGAAGTTCGAGGACTTCAGGAAGTACGCGGTAGAGAATCCCACTCAGATCCACAAGGACGTCCTCATGTTCCTTGAGGTTCCCGGCAACAGAGACCTGCTCTTCTCACCCATCGAGGAGGGAGCCTACAGGGCACCCTCCCCTCGTGGTTGGTGGGAGGTGAGTCAGCACTTCTTCCATCTCCCAGACCCCAACCCTTCCAAGAAGGATGAGTTGAGGGAGTGGAACAGGCGGCGTGACGGCATCATCGAACGCAAGTGCGGGGTGGGTGTCATGAGGCAGTGGAATGCCTGGTGGGAGATCCTCCGGAAGGTGAACATCGATGAGATCCTGAAGACAGGTGTCGCCACCATGCCCTCGGGTGAGGATGCGACCATGTTCCAGTACGCATGCATCTTCGCGGTGGCACGTCACATCACCAAGGCAAAGATCGAGAAGGGGTGGGATGGGCTCAAGCCCTTCGCTGAATCTCTGAAGGGGGAGTTCCGTATCGCCCTCCTTGTTCAGATCCCCTCGAAGAAGCAGGCAGCGTTGGCCAGGCACTACCCCGAGGCAGTCGACGTACTCATGAAGGACCTAGTCGACGAGGACGACAATGCTACTAGCGGGGCCTGACGAGGCAGCACACAAGATCATCTATAAGGGTTGCCAAGACTTCGTTCTTCGGTGGCCCATGGGTGGGCTCCTCATCTTGGGGCAATACATCAAGGTGCAGCAGGACCTACAGGTCCAGACGTTGGCTACGGATGGGGCCAACATCTGGATCAACCCCGACTACATCAAGGCAGTGAACGAGAAGGAGGGCCTCCGTGGGGTGGTCTTCCGCGTCTGCCATGAGTACCTCCACATCTACTTCAACCATGTCGACCGAGCGAAGCACCGAGACTTCAAGGTGTGGAACATAGCGATCGACATCATCACCAACCGTCTCACCGAGGAGATCCTCAGTACAGATCGGGACACGTGGAAGACCCCAGCAGATGGGATCAACCCGAAGGGTTGGGAGTTGTTCGAGACAGCTGAGAAGGTCTACGAAGAACTGATGAAGCGGAAGAAGGCCAACCAGCCTATGCCGCAACCTCAGGGGGTACCCACACTGACGGCGGCTCAAGGTGGCCCGAGCACCATGACCAGCGAGGACCCCTACGACAACAACATGGAGGGGGAGTTCTCAGGGAGCGACCTACTCCCATCCCCCTTCGAGTCGGAGGAAGAGAAGCACGACTGGCAGGACGGCATCACTGAAGAGATCTGTCAGGCCCAAGCAGTCATGGAGATGAACCCGACGGCCCGCCCCCTCCCCGGGGCAATCACCGAGCGACTCTCCAAGATAAAGGAAGGACGTATACCGTGGAGCCGCCTGCTCACAGGGAAGCTTCTCTGTGATGTCGGCGACGACATAGCGACCTTCAGCCCTCCTCGAAAGAGGCTCTACCCTCTCCTCATCCTCCCCAGCTACAAGGGGGTGCAGGAGAAGGTGCTATTCCTGGCAATCGACAACTCTGCGTCGGTCGGGGAAGAGCTACACGACGAGTTCAAGGCAGCCATCATGCCGGCCGCTCGACGAGCAGACCGCATACACATCGTGGGATTCGACGCAGTCGTCCGGGAGCACTTCACTACCCGCCGACCGCAGGAGATCCAACGTAAGTTCAAGTATAAGCAAGGTGGGCACTCCTATACCTCAGTGATAGAGGTCTTCGAGATGGTCGATAAGATCAAGCCCACTGCCCTCGCCATCCTAACCGATGGCTTCATCGAGCTTCCGCCAGTGGTCAAGCCGCTGCACCGGAAGACCATCTGGTGTGTCCCTCTGGGCGGCCGTAAACAAGAGTGGGGTACCAACTTCATCATGGACATCGCATGGTAGATCTTTCCGAAGAGCTGACCGACCAGATCATCCTCGAACGGGTAAGGACCTCCGCCCCTCACGCCTACGTCTCCAGTGCCCTTCGAGAAAGCTTCTACGAGATGTGGCACACCATGCTCTTCGTCTATGGCCAGGAGGCTATGGCTAGGCTCCACCATGCGGGGGGCAAGAGCGGAGAGGATGCGCCCCATCCGGAGATCTCCATCGGAGACATGCTGGCATTGGGTCGGGACATCTCTGTGATGGAACCCCTCCTGATGAGTCGGCTGGGAGGTTCGGGTACGGACTCACCGCTGAACCTAGCCTGTGGCCACATGCTCTGGGGAGATCGGAAGGAAGGGGAAACCCTACTGGAACAGCTTCGGGGGCACCGATGGAAGAGCCACACCATTCTCGGTGAGGCTGAGTTCTATAGCTCCCAGCTGGACTGGATGAACCCGACGTCGCCCGAGATGTTTGACGCCGAGCCCTACCACCTCGACTCGGGGGAGTGGCGCTATGGGTTCCGCCAGCTGAGTTGGTTGGACGCAAGCACCACGGCTGAGGTGCTGCGGGTATCCTGTAATGGGCACCGCAACAACCTCAAGTTCCTTCAGGGCATGAACGTGCTTCACAGGGATCGATGGAGTCACTCAGCTCAGAGGCTGGCTGAGTCCTATGTGCGGAACGAAAGCAAGGCTCGGATCCCTTATGCAGCGCTGGCTCTCGCATTACGCCTATGCTCCGAGCGGTTCTTTATCTCGTACGTCTCGCAGGCCAGAGGGTCGCGCAAAGCTCTGGGAGTAGTGAGGGCTTGTGATGATGACCTCTTCCGCCAAGGGCTGGGGAGGTTGATGACGCCGAACATCTTGGAGGCTCTGGCGCCTTGGGTTGCACGACCCTTGGAGCTTGAAGATCTAACCCGACTCTCTGGACCAGGACTAGCTCAGTTCCTTTGGGAGCTACCCTGGGAGATCGTCAAGCCTTTGGCCGACCATCATCGTAGCAAGGTCATCCCGAAGACTGTGTCGGCCCTCAGCAAACCGGACTACCGGGAGGTCCACAGAGAGATGCTCACCAACCACCCAAAGCGGAGGGGTATCGAGGACGGGACCGCACCACCTCAGAACGACGGGGACTGGGAGTTCTTCATTCGCCCAGTCATCAAGCAGTACATGGCAGCCCGAGCCTTTCGGGACGAGGTGCTGGCCGCGGGGGTTACCCGAGACCAGCTAGCCTTCCTGCTCCTCACCAGAGAGGAGCCTCACCTGAAGAAGGTCGGAGAAACGTTCCCAGCTTGGGAGCTGATGCAGACCTTCTTGAAGAAGATCCCCAAACACATCTAACTCAAGGAGTCTCTTCGCGGCGGAAGCTTTTCCGGTAGGGGTCGAGTGTCGACTCCTGCCGGTTGCGAGGCTGGTGAAATAATATTTTGCTGTACTAGCTCGGCCATCTCGGGCTGGGTCTTCTTGAGCTGGGCCAGTTGCTGCTGCTGGATCTCCGGAGGCATGCCTTGAAGCTGACTCGCAAGTCCTTGGGCCACCTGGTTCATGGGGAGACCTGTGGGCCCCGAGAGTTCAGACCCCTGGGACTGGGTGAAGGAGTCACCTTCCGGCCCGCCTTCGCCCTCTCCGGCAGCGTTGGCAGCATCCTGAGCAGCCTGCTGAGCCTGCCGCTCGGCTTCCATCATGACCTCTTGGGCCTTGGCCTGGAATCGAGCAGAAGTCACCCCTGCCTCACCCTGGACTTCAGCCAGGAGGAGCGACTGCTTCTTGAGTGCCTCCATCCGGAGTGAGGACTCCGACACCTGAAGCTCCGACTCGTCCTCGACCTTGAAGTCTGCCAAGGAGAGGAGGGATGTATCCGAGATCTTCTGAGCCTGGTTGAGCTGGAAGGCAAAGGCCTGGCGCTGGAGATCATCAGCCATCTTGAAGGGCTTGAAGCGTCCCTGGGCCACCGGCCAGTTCAGGAAGGCGCCGATCCTCTTCATGTACCAGTGGAGGAGCCGGTACTGACTCTGCACGTTGGACAGGAAGAAGTTCTCCAGCATACGCATCGAGACACTGGACCCTGCGTAGGTCCCCTGCCCGAAGACGAGGTCGGCCGGGAAGCCCATCCCGATGGCGATCAGCTCACCCATCATCCGAATCTCCTGCATCATCAGGAGAGAGCGGCCGTTCTCCCCAATGATCTGGTGACCCATGGGGAAGGGAAGGATGCCATAGTAACTCGGGTCGAGGCGCTGTCGTGTCAACTCACGCTGGATGTGCGAGCGCCAGTCCTTGAGGTTGACCGTGGTGAAGGGGTCGGCCCCCGACGTAGCAGGCTGGGGGTAGAGGAAGACCTGGGGTAGCAGGTGGGTAAGGAGCACCTGCTCTTGCGCCTTCTTCATGATCTGCATGTAGAAGGCGTCCTTCAGCACCGGCATGATCAAAGGTGGGCCCCACCCCCGGTTCATGCTCGATAGTGCAGGCCTCCGCATGTGGAAGACTTCCCGCTTGTCGAAGACCAACATCCTCTTGGACTTGGCCGCCGAAAGGAAGATCTCCGGAGTGGTGGACACCAGGTCCTTCCGACCCATGGCAATCTCACTGCGGAACTGCGTGGAGAGGTCGAGTGCATAGTCGAGCCGACCCGTCGACTCGTTGTAGAAGATGGTGACGTTCTCAGGGTTCCACCGGATGAGCCCAATCTCTGAGGGCTTGGCGTAGTAGTCGTCCCTGCTCTTGGCGAAGTCACTCTGCCCACACTTCGGACACGTCAGCCAGAAGCGGTGGTTGGTGTACCGCCAGCTGTTCCGGGTGTTGATGGCGTCGTTCTCAGCGTTGCACGACTTGCAGATGATCTTCTTGCGGAAGGGGAAGCTGGGGCTGACGAAGGCGTTGCCATAGACAAAATAGTCGAGGTTCACCTCGAACTGGTGGACCCGATAGTTCAGGTCTCCCAGCATCAGCTCCTTCCACTTGTTGGCTACGCTGTTCGACTTGTGCTGGATGATCAGGTCGGTGACCGGGTACTCGGCCGCCTTGGTTCCGATCGCGTTGATGACACCATGAGTCAGGTGGTAGAAGCGGCAGAAGCTGAAGAGCGACTTGACCGAAGGCGGTGTGTAGGTACTCGCCTGATCGAAGAAGGGGTTGGCAAACGGGGCGTACTTTCGCCCCAGGATGTCCTGCTTACTGGCTGACTGGCTAAACTGGGCGGAGCGTGAGCCACCTGAACCGAAAAATGTCATTCAGCCTTCTTAGCGTGAGGGGACCCGGGGTCGTGCGAGGCTCGGGCGATGCCCTTGCTGGCCGCCTCTTGAGCAATCATCCCTGGAATGATCGGTAGACCACCAGTGAGCATCCCAGTCGTCACCATGCCTCCGTGACGTACGAGCTTCTGCTTCATCGAAGCGCCCCCCGTACCACTCTCATCTCCCTTGGCCAGATCTGGGGCGGCCATGGCTAGGGGTACACCAAGACCGAAGGCCAGGCCGGCTTTCGATCCTCCGCCTGTCCCTCGATCCCACATAGCTTTGGAGGTTTGTAGGGGGCTCGTCGCCATCCCCTTGAGCACTCCGGGAACGCTGGTGATCCCCGCCGCGACGGCCTTGTTCTGAGACTTGAGTTCGGTAGCTAGGCCGCGGCGTGTCCCCTTGTACTGCTTCAACAACTCTTTGCGTTGAGCAGGGTCCGCAACATGCTTCAGCTCGTCTCGAATGCGGAGCTTCTCCAGGTGGACCTTCCCCTTGAGACCATCGGTGAGGGAGTCCTTGAACTTCCCAGTCACCCCGTGGATCTGCCGCTTACCGAACTGCTGGACGCCCTTCGCAGCTCGACCCACCGTACCCTTGATGCCAGCAGCCACGGTGGACTTGTCCCCCTTGGCGGCCTGAAGGAGCCTCGTATCCCGGACAGCCCCTGCGCCAGCCGCTAGACCGCCGCCGAGGGCAGCACCAGCGCCAGCACCGCGAAGGGTACTCCGAAGGAGGTGGCCACCCTCCCCGGGCTCCTTCTTACGGAGAGCCTCTCGCCCACCACCTATCGCCGCACCGCCCGCAGCACCTACCGCCGCCGCAGAAGAGGGGGACTTCAGGAGCCTGCGCGCCAAGGTACCGGCACCGCTACGCGCGGTGCTCACGGCGGTACCCATGTTGAGGGCTCGCTTCTCAATCCCTTGGTGGACCGCTTCGCTCATCGGATATATCTGAAACCGGTCGGCCATGCCTCACCTTACTGCGAACTCTACGAAGATGCGATTGAACGGAGCTGACGTATGAGCTGAGCCCTGACTTGATTGCGAAAGTCCCAGTGGGCCAGGAGACGTAGAGTAGACACGCCAACCGCATCTTCTTCAAGACCTCTCTCAGCCTGTTCCAAGGGAAGGTCCTTTCTCTTGGCGAACTCTCGCTTGATGGCGTCCCTCAGATCGTCATGGTCTCCTGGGAGACGCTTGAGGTTGATCGATCCACAGGCCACACACTTCACATCGTCGTCGTCTCGATCCTCAGCCTTGCAGTCTGCGCAGATGATCTTGGGATCGTCCAGCTCTCGTTGAGCGAAGTCCAGGGGGGCGGGCGCATAAGCGACCCCAGCCTCCTTGAAGACGACCGCCGTGAGCTTGTCGATGTCTTCCCCGAAGTCCCGACCCTTGTCAATGATGTTCATGATGTCGACGGCGACAGCCATGTGGCCGAGCTGAGGCTCCTCCATGTAGACGAAGTTCGGTGGCTCCCCATTGATGCCTTGGGTGATCCAATGGAACACCTCCCACTGCCTCCAGGGTGAAGGCACGCTGAGGAGAACTCGAACAGCTTGGATCTTAGTCCAGACGCTATTGGAGATCAGGATCCCATCCTTCCGGAGGGTCTCGCGCACAACCTCGGAGTCCCAGTCCATGTACTCCTTGCCATACTTGTCGAGCAAGAGGAGGACGAGGACGAGCGGGTGCGCGTTGGGGTGACGCCAGATGTTCTTCTTGGTCACCGGAGGCAGCTCGTCGTCGGTGCCAAACCGCTGAGCTGCAACCTTATCAATGCCTGCGGGTAGCACCCAGCTCGGCATCTGAGATTGAATCTCCTGGAGGATGTTTTGAATGGATGCTTCGGGGGACTCCTGAGGCCCCCTCGAAGCTTCCTTCTCAAAGGGGACTGCGGAGGGCCCCGGTAGAGGCCACACCCGCATCCCCTGCTCCAGCAGGTCGTCCACTAGCCTCAGTCGACGAGGTAGGTGATCGCGTAGTCGTTGGCAGCGTCCGGCGCCGCCGCCGGCTCGTACGTTCCGTTGGGGGTGGCCGTCGCTGCGTCCACGAAGGTGCCCGTGGTCACAACGACACCCACTGCGATCTCCTGCGTGGGGGCGAGGAGTCCGGCGAGCGTCTTCATGGGGTTGGCCATGCCGATGATCGCGCCGAAGCCGAAGGCCACCGTGCCTCCCGTACCCGTCTGGGCGGGGATGGTGATGGTGTCCACGATGGAGAAGGCCAGAGCGCCCAGGTCCGTCGCACCAGCATCTGCGGTGAGAGTGATGGTCTCCGTCTGGGCGATGAGCGCACCAGTGCGATCACGAACCCGGCCGGTAATGACCACATCCACGGCATCGATGTCCCCAGAGGCCGTGGTCGTGATGGAGAGGTTCCGAGGGGGAACCATCTCAGCGTTTCCGACAGCACCATCGAGGTCGACGGCGACGAAGACCTGCTCTGCCGCGGCCGATGCCTCAGCCGTCTTGATGGCATCGACGTCTGCCAAGGGCGGGTCGACGAACTCCTCCGTGACCAGGTAGCCCCCGCTGGACTCCATGTCCCCGAACGCCTCATCGATGTCAGCTCGAAGATCATTGATCTCTCCAGCCAGGCCGCCAGCACCCCGTACGAGGTGCTGAAGTCGAGGACCCTTGGCCCCGAACAGATTGGAATCTCCCATGATCGTCTCGTCTCCTCTCCGGCTACTGCCGGGAGCTTCCGCCACTGTTGTCGGAAGCTAGTCTTGCTAGCACATGTTTCTGGGGATCTGGTAGGGCTTTGAACGTTCCCACGGGATCCTTGCTGTACTCTTTTGAAAAGCCTTCTCCTAGAACGCCATCCAACTCTTCGTTGCGGTTGGCCATGAACCGGAGTTGATCCCCAGTCACATAGTCCGAACCCCGGTTCCAGACGAACTCCGCTGCCGCCTCATGATCCGCGTGGTCCGACGCATCGTCTTCCCCCGTGATCTGCTCCTTGGCCACCTTCACCCCAAAGACTGCGGCGAATGGATCACGGAACCCTACCACAGGTTTCCCGTAGGCGTGCGCCGCCCCGGAGGCAGAGTCAGCCAAGTGCAGGGCCCGGACCACGTCATCGGGAGCCATGGAGGCTACCTTGGTCTGAAGCTCCTCGTAGATTCGGCCGGCATCGTGCTCCCGGTAGGTCGAAGCCCGCTTCAGCAGCTCGGACGGGAGGTGCCTCCCCAAACGGTGGCCCGCATAATCGAGGACCGTACCAGCTACCTTGACCCCCAAATCATTGGCGCGACCAACCAAGTTGAAGGCGTATGTCCTGCGGTCCGGGAGGTCGAGCGTGTGGTAGTGCTCCTCGAAATAGGCCTCGGCCTGCTTCACCTGTCCGTAGCTGTCGATCGGATAGCGCCCTGGGAGACAGTGGTGCTCGCTGGCCGCCTCGTAGGTTTCCACGGGGGCGCTGAGCCCTGTGATATCGATGGGTCCGAACCACTCCTGGCTCGACACCTTCGGACCCACGAAGCCCGACTGAGGTTTGGCAGCTGTGTTCTTCTGAGACCTCAGGGGCTTGGTGGTGACCCCCGACATCGGCATCATCTCGGTGCCGGTGAGGTCAGCCTGCTTGTCGATGTGGCTCCCCTCGGCGGGGACCTGAGCAGTCGCCTGAATCTGGCGGTACTGGTTCATGTCCGACTTCACCTTGCCGAAACCCCCCATAGCCTGGTCGGCTGAGCCCTTGGCCTGGAGTCCCAGCATCCCTGCGTTCAGGGCCTTCCCAATCAAGGCTACCTTGACGAGAGGCTCGGGGGGATCGATGTCGTACCACGCGCAGGCATTCACCAGGTTGACAGCCGCCACCTTCTGAGCCTCCTCCGGAAGGAGGTGCCCGCACTCCAGGAAGTAGACGATGGACGTGGCGCAGTGCCCCCCATCATGCACGGCGTACTTGCGCATGACCTGGGCACCATCATAGGCAACCAGAGCGAAGAGCCGATCCGGAAGAGACGCGAGCTTCTCCCGAGACAGGAGCTGCGCTTGAGCTAGTTGGGGTGGGAGGTTTTGTCCCGCGAGCTTCTCTCGGAGGACGAGCCCCTTGGAGTCGTCATAGACGTCGAGGATTACGCCAGCGTTCTGCATTCGCCAAGGATACTTCTGGCAGAGACGAACGGTCAATCCGGCCTATCAGCATAGTGTATAGAAAAGGAGGCAAGCATGACCGCAGTTGTAGGCTCTGCCAAGAGCCCACATGGTGATCTCAAGAACTGTGATACCTGGTCCGAGTATGAGGACCCAGGGTCCTCGGAGTTCTCGAACCTATGTAATGGTGGGAGCTACGAGGGTTACCGGTGGCAGGCGTGCCCATCTCGAATGAGGTGCCGCCTGACCACCCACAGAAGAGAAAGGGGGGACGATTCTCATGTTCTGGCCTCTACCAGATCAGGGTTTGGGCGAACCACTCTCCCGACCAGGCAGGACACATCCAGGCAGGAAGCAATCAGGAAGGCCCCCTCACCCTCGGCGACGGTGGTATACCCCGATGACGACCACGCTCATCTCAAGACGGCCCGACTAGAGGGGGGAGCGTACCGACCGAGCCCAACGTTCCTTCCTGACCGAGGGGAGAGCCTGGTCTCCAGGATCTTCAAGAACGTTTTCCAAGCCATGTTCCACGCCGTGTTCCACCAGGGCAAAGAGATGGCGGAGAACGTAGACTTCTTCCCCTTCCGACCACCACCCCGTGACGAGGACCACCCCGAGTGAAACTAATCCGCAGGCGCCCGGACTATGGGTACTTCGACAACTGGCTCTGGCTCCCCAAGCAGCACGTAAGCGAGAGGCAGATCCAGATGTCTCTCATCTACGAGGGGAGAGATCGAGAGATCATCAGGGGCTGGGAGGAGGAGCCTTATCACTTCCGGGTGCCTCGGAACTACTACGAGGTCCTCACCCTCACGAATCTCCCGTACCCCGTACGGGACACTCGGTTCCTGGACTTCCCTCGAATCGACCTGCGCAGCAGCGCAATCATGGATGCAAAGGAACCATCTGCGACCTATCAGCGGGATAGTTGCAAGGCTCTGCTCGGAACTTACGACGGGATTCTTTGCCTCCGGTGTGGGGCAGGGAAGACCGTCGTCGCTCTCCATGCAGCAGCGCAGGTGAAGCAGCCCATCCTGATCATCGTGAACGAGAAGACCCTGGCCAACCAATGGGTCAAGGAGATCCGTCGGTTCCTTGGGCTCAAGGAAGAAGACATCGGGCGTATCGGGGGCGATGGTTCCCCCTTCGTCTGGGAGAAGCCCATCACTATTGCTTTGGTACAATCCCTAGCACAGCGAGCCATCGACCGCCGGATCCCTCCGGAGATGGTCCGGCACTTCGGGGTCATCATCCCAGACGAAGCGCACGTGATGGCGGCGCCATACTTCAACAAGGCACTCCCCCCCTTCCATGGGCGACGGTGGGGGCTGTCGGCTACGCCGGAGCGAGATGATGGGTTCGATTCTTTGCTTAGGGCCACCGTGGGTGAGATCACCTACACCTACCTGACCCCGGACCTGAAACCGACAGCGATCTTTCGTCGGCTGGATACCCGGCTGGACACCACCCAACCCGATGTGTTCCGGGAGACCCACGACATCTCAAGAGAGTTTCACTTCGGCAAGACCTACAACTACTTGGCCGAGAGCAAGCCCGAACGCACCGAGACCATAGCCAACGACATCAAGGCAGGCATCGCGATGGGCAGGCAGTGCCTCGTACTCACACACAGCCGAGCCATGTGTGAGAAGTTGGCCGAGCACTTCACCAATCCTGGGGTCGTCTACGCAGGGGTCAAGGGTAAGGAACGGATGCGGCGCATCCATGAGTGCAACCCGGTGATCGCCATCATGCAGATCGGGAAGCAAGCCTTGGACAAGCCCTCGCTCGACACCGTGTATATCTGTGAACCCACCAAGAAGCCCAACGTGCTCCAGCAGATCATGGGCCGTGCCCTCAGAAACTTCCGAGGGAAGAGGGACCCCCTGTTCATCATCTACGAAGACATGTACATCAAGCCCCTGTTCAAGATGTGCCAGAAAATCCGAGCCACCTTCAACCGATGGCCTGCACACAAGGGCGGGCAAATCCCATTCAAGATCGTACAGAAATAGGAAACCCATGCAGAACCACTTCCACGACCGTGAAAAGAACCCCATCGAAATCACCCAGACCAACAGGAAGGACTGGGTCCCCTACCTCGTACTCGTCATGTCCAACCCCCACCGACTCCTGGGTATCTGCAAGCAACCCCGGACGGAGCTGGAGGAGGGTCGGGTGATCCACATGGAGCACGTCTGCACATACGCTTCGCAGCTCAGCTTCCAGCCCGCGCCGGATGGTAAGGGCGCCCGCATCACGGGTCCCAGGCTCATCATCCCCTTCGATGGGGTAGCTCCTCTTCGGTGGCACGATGCCCACAACTACACGGGGATCTCCTGGTTGGCTGAAGAGCCTGAGGATAGCCCTCTGCGGGCACTCATAGTCGGGGGCTACGTCGCGCTGTTCGACCAGTCTCGGCTCGCCGTGGCTACCCCGGCACAGGTACGAGACCTCAACTCGTGAGCGGAGAGCAGCGCCTCCAGGTGCTGCGAGATGAGTGGCAGGGCTGCAAGCGCTGCACCCTACATGAGACACGTGTGCGGGACCGCATCGTCTTCGGTGACGGTCCTGTGCCTGCGGACATCATGATCATCGGCTCGCACCCCACCGAAGACGACGAAGACCATGGCACCCCCTTCACGGGGGACGAGGGAGACCTCCTGGTTGAACTCCTCAAGGGAGTCAACATCAATCCCGAGGATTGCTACCGCACCCAGGTAGTAGCGTGCCGACCTATCCTCATCATCCCCCAGACCGATGACGAAGATGAACGGGTAGAGACTGTCCCCCCAACCAAGGAGCACTACGAGGGTGTCTACAACAAGGAGGAGAAGGTGTGGTCGCGGAGCGGCTGCAACACAAGACTCCTTGCGCAGATCTACGAGGTCGATCCCCGTATCATCATCACCCTCGGCGACGTGCCCCTGAAGTTCCTGAAGTCCCGAGACAATGGGGGGAAGCTCCCTCGAAAGATGTCCGAGGCACAGGGAGATCTCTTTGAGATCAGTATCCCGGGGGTCCACCAAACCCTTCGGTACCCAGTCATCGCAGCCCTGAACATGGTCTACCTCATCAAGAACCCTTCAACAGCAGCACATGGTCCAATCGCAGTTGTCATGGAAGCCCTCCGCCGTGCGCAGACTTACGTGGCCTGGACCAAGAAACGAGAAGAGATATGAAGACCCCGATGGCAGTCACCGCTGCCAAAGCTAAGTACGAAGCCTCGGATGCCGCACTGGATGATCTCATCAAGCGGAACCGAGATGTGTTCGAGGAGTACGAACAGCTCTGCATCCACCGCAATGAGACCCTGGCGAACTTCAAAGCAGCGGTGTCCGACAACGCCGACAAGCTCGGCTCGAAGTTCGGACCCTGGAAGCTCTCCATCCCTCGGACCCTCAACGCGGAGGTCCTGGTCAAAGAGATGGGCGAGGATGTGGCTGAGCCCTTCCTCAAGGTCAAGATCACCGTCGACTCCAAAGCCTACGACAAGGGCGTAGCCGACCTGAGTATTCCTGAAGCAGTTCAGGCGAAGGTTGAAGGCGATGGCAACGCTCGTCTGATCGGTCCCAAGGCGGTAGGCATCTACTCCCGGTGATCACCATCGATGTTTCTGCTGCGCAGAACTCTATCCCGATAGAGCACCTGTGCAAGCAATGGGTAGACCACAAAGGTATGGAGGATGTCGTGGCATCAGGAGACGCTCGCGTTCGTGTCGGGGTCATCATGACCCTGGGCGCACCGGAGTTCAGTTCAGTACGTGTTGAGGTGTCGATCGAAGCCCCCTGTAAGGTGGCCGGTCCAGCCATGGACCAGGCCGCCGAAGCTCTCTACGACAGGGCCTTGGGCCTCGCGGACAGTTTCGTCGAGCCTACCTACAAGGGTTTGGTTCGGCACCTGGAAGCACTGCATGGTGATGACCATGGCTAACCAGGGGTTCAAGGGCACTGATCTCGGAGTCTCATCCATCGCTATCGATGGGTCCGTGATCAAGACAGAGGTCCACTTCTGCGACGACGATGGATTCGTCCATGCAGTAGGCAGGCACAGCGTTGCTATCACTGAGACTGAGGCGATCCGCGAGGCCACCACGGAGTTCCTCCGAGTGGTTCGCAACTACATCGCCCAGCTCCATTTCGACAACCCCGAAGTACCCGACGACCAACAGGAGGTCCGCCATGGTATTGCAGAAGCTATTGCAGAGGGAGGAACTCCTCACTCTGACGGATTTGAAGAAGGCCGTTGACGCTCAAGCAGCGCGCTACCTTCCCGACTTCGTCCCGCGTAACCCCGACGACATCCGGTTCAAGGTCATAAACCTCCACGAGTTGACGGGGGACACGACCGAGCCCGGTACCGTTGGGCTACAGATTCTCGATGACACTGAGTGCTCCTACCTCACCACAGATTGGAGCAGGCATCAGCTTCTCCAAGCGATGGGGACCAAGGAGAAGTGGTTCGAGTCCGTGCCTCTCCAGGTGCAGGCTGATGAGTTGAACCGCCGCAGGGATGTCATCGACCACATGATGTTCCGCACCATGAAGGGTGGAGACGAGGAGCAGTTCCCGTGTCGGCCCATCCGGGGGATCGTCAGCAACGTCTACAGTGACATCCCTAACACGGAGATCATGGAGACCTTGACGGGGATGATGCCCGAGGAGACCTGCGTCTTCAAGAAGTTCTCAGGGCAGACCGACAGGGCGTTCTACGCCTACACTGTCATCGACCAGCCGATCGGATTCCCTGGGCACCGCAAGTGCTACCCAGGCCTGATCTTCAAGAACAGCGAGGTGGGGTACACGTCACTGTGGGTCATCCCCTTCATCCTCCTCCCCGAGAACGGGGGGCGTGTGGCTGTGATGGAGCAGCGGTACCTGCTCCGACGTATCCATCGAGGGAAGGTCGACCTGAAAGAGAAGCTCGGTGAGGCGATGGAGTTGGCCGCACCGCTCTGGCAGGAGCTGAACGAGAAGATCTCAAGGCTAGGCCTGAGACTCTTTACGGATGAGGATGAAGCCCTGGAAGCGATGAGCAAGCTCATCAGTCAGGTGAAGGGTAGCAGGGCCTTCGCCTATACGTGCGGCAATCGGTACAAGGCTGTGGGCTACACGTCCCACTCTGCCGGAACCATCTTCGAGACCATCGTGGCTACGGCAGGGGATGACTTCGACCAGGACTCGGCGTTCACACACAACGCAATCGCCGGGGCCATCCTGCTCAAGCTCATCCTGTGACTACCCCCTACAGGATGGGTGCGAGAAGGTACGCAACCCCCATCCATAGCGAGCCCCATTTGGGGCTTGCAGTAGTCGTCCGCGTTACGTATTCAACCCACCCACTGGAGGCATAGTTGGCTGCTGTAGAACTGGAGCTTATCGCCGCAATGCTCCACGTCGGAGACATGTCCCTCATACACAAGGGGCTCTTCCGCGCTGAGCATTGCCTGACTGTTGAGGGGAAAGCGATCCATTACTTCCTCACGACGTACGGACAAGTCACCGGAGGGGCAGGCCACGTTCCTACGAGGAATGTGGTGCTCCAACGGTTCGACAACATGGAGCTACCGGAGGCTCCACGCACTACGGACTTCGGGTCCCTCATGCACGAGGTACGTGTCGAAGCGACCCGGGCTGATCTCCGAGAGTACGCCATGGAGTTGGCGCAGTTGGCTGAGGCGGTAGACCCCTTGGGTGAACTGTCCCTAGCACGAGACCGGCTGGACGAGATCATGTCGGAGGTGTCCGAGCAAGAAGACTATGGCTTTGACACACACCTCGATGTGATCCTAGAGCACTACGCAAACAAGATGATCCTGCCCCAGGGGATTCCCTGGCCGTGGGATTCCATGACTGAAGCTACCCAGGGGATGCAGAAGGGTGACTTCATCATCGTCGCCGGGCGGCCCAAGACCCGAAAGACATTCGTGGCCTTGGCCATCGCTGTCCATGCTTTTGTAGAGTTCGGCTCTAGGGTGGTGATCTTCACCCCCGAGATGCATCCATACATGATCCTCCTGCGTGCGGCGGCCATCGCTGCCAGACTTCGCTACTCGGAGTTCAAGCAGGGGGAGCTAGACCCTATCGAGGAGATGTCCCTTCTGGAAACCGTCCAGGCTTATGGGAAGCTCGACACGGCGGAGTTCATCCCAGCCGAGTACGAGGACTCCGAAGAGCTTGGGCTCGACCCAAGGGAGGGTGAGGACAGTCGACCCTTCGCAGGCTCCCTCTTCAAGATAGTGAAGTCGACCAACCGGCCTGTCTCATTCATCCAGTCGAAGATCAAGCAGTACCGACCACACATCGTGCTGTGCGATTCCTTCTACCGTCAAACCGCTGAGGGAGCCTCGAAGTCAGACTCTGACAGCAAGGTCTTGACCAGCATCAGCCGGCAGCTCAAGGACACGGCCTCTGATGAAGAGATCGTTCTGATGGGGACACACCAGATCAACCGCGACGGCTCGAAGAAGGTGGGCGACCTGGACAACCTAGCCTACTCGGATGCGTTCGGGCAGGACGCTGACCTGGTCCTACGTGTGATCACGGAACGCAAAGAGGACACCCCTGACATCTCGGCCATCGCTCTCTTGGGAGCACGAGAGGTCAACATCGATGGGGTGCTCATCAACAACGTGCCGTGCTCTGACTTCTCAGAGATAGCCAAGATCACCAACATCAACAAGCTCCTCGAAATGCTCAAGCAGGAATCCGATGCTGAGGATGACGAGGACGGGAGCGGTGCAGACGGTTCCCAGAAGGAGGCCTTGAAGAACAGAGCCAAGAAGACCAAGACCAAAGCCAAGGCCGCTGTTCAGCGGATCAAAAAGAAGAAAGCTGAGGCTGAAGGAGGTGGGTACGCGTGACTGATGTGATCAGCATGCTTGAGTCTGCGGACTCAGAGCGAGTGCTACGTGGGCGTCCAGGCCCGAACAACATCATGATCCAGTGCCCCTTCCATGGGGGCGGGCAGGAACGCACCCCCTCCCTCAACGTGTCCTTGGACCAGCCCGTCTGGTTCTGCCACGGGTGCAAGGAGGGCGGGCACCTGTCCAAGCTCCTCAAGGGCATGGGGATGCCTATCGACATGGCGAAGCGCTTGGTCGATGGGGGGAACTTTGCCAGCACCTCTGACGGGTTTGCTCGGCGCAACGGGCTCTACCGGATGTACGAGGGGCCGAACCCTTACCGGGGGAAGTTCATCCTCGACGAGGAGTTCCTCGACGACTACCGCCTGACCCCCTCGGAGCTGATTGACGCGGGGTTCCTCAAGGAAACCCTTCGGCACTTCGAGGTGGGCTTTGACTATCAGAATCTGAGGATCACCTACCCCATCCGAAATCTCTTCGGGGAGTTGATAGGGATCTCCGGAAGGACGGTGGTGGATGCTGAGCCCCGGTACAAGCTCTACCGCAAGGAGCTGGTGAAGGCAGCAGGGGTTCCAGAGAACTACGAACTCAACAAAGAGGGCGTACTCTGGCACGCCCACATGCTCTACCCGGTGCTCTACAAGGTATCGGAACCCGTGATCATCACGGAGGGCTTCAAGGCAGCGATGTGGTTGTGGCAAGCAGGATTCCACAACGTCGTAGCCCTGATCGGATCTTACCTTACTGAACTACATGCGAACTTGCTTAGCGTTCTTCAGTGTCCCCTCTTCCTCTTCCTCGACAACAACGAGGCAGGGATAGTTGGAACGTGGAAGGCGTGTAGACGATTGAAAGCCAACGAGACCTACGTAGCAAAATACCCAGACCTCAGAGAACAACCGGACGATCTAGACCCTACTGAAGTCCGAGAAGCATTGAGTCACAGCCACAGCTACGCAGAATGGATAAAGGAAAATAGAGATGTCATTCACGAAACCGAGGAATACCCGAGCCGGCAGCGCCGATTTCAGTCGAAAGGCTAAGGAACGCGCTCAACGTAACCGAGGAGGCGGCGGTCGCCAAACGGTTGCGGGTCGGTTCGAGTACTTGAAGCTGGGAGAGACGCCGATCTGGCTTCGCTTCCAACAGCAGTCCTACTCCTACAAGAGTTGGGACCGCGAGCAACAGAGGGTGGTCGAGGTCGAAGACTGCCCGTGGCTGGAGTACGCCACACACTACTACCCGAAGAAGCGCCAGTCGATCAACTGCTCGGCTGGTCCCTACCGCAAGAAGCCCTGCTTCCCCTGCGCAATCGCATCCGGCTACTGGGATAAGTTCCGGGAGAAGGAAGAGGAGATGCGGCTGCATGGCATCGATGGCAAGCTGGCGAAGAACCCTCCGATCAACCGCTCTGTTCGGAATGCCATGGCGCTTATCGGCGTCGACACCTACCTCGAAGTGCCTCTCCTCGACAAGGATGGCAAGCCCCGCAAGAACGCCAAGGGTGAGGTCATCAAGAAGCACGTGGCCGCCCCCGTCGCCAAGTTCCCATCTGGCGTGCGGATGCCCGAGAAGGAAGGCCACAACATGTACTGGCAGTTCGCCGGCACACACCTGGAGCAACTCCAGACCATCAACGAAAAGCTCGCCGACTACTGCGGCAACTGCGCCACCCCGATGTACGCTAGCAAGCTCGCCTGTGCGGACTGCGGTTCCATCGAGGAGGACTTCGGTGTAGCCATCGAAGGAGAAGACCTCTTCCAGCTTCGGTCCGAAGAGATCAAGTGCCGCTCCTGCCACAGTGAGGACGTTGTCCCGGTCCTGGAATGTCCGGGATGCGAGGAGCCCGCCGAGGGTGGGCTCATGGGATTCGACCTTCGTCTGAAGGCCATCCCCATGGACGACAAGAAGTGGGATCTGGATTGGGTCGGGACCCGCATCCCGAACTACAGCGACACCCTTCTGTCCCTCTACGACGCCCCCTTGGATGTGGAAGCGATCTGCGCACCCACACCCGTCAACCTTCAGAAGTCTATCCTTGGTGACCTCGCTCAAGGCGTGGACCCCTCTGCCGGAGCTTTCACTGAGAGCAACGGTCCGGACAAGGAAAAGACCGAAGAAGAAATACCGTACTGACCTATGCCTAGGCTGAGGTTACTACCGCCCTCAGTCATGGCCGAAACCCCGGCCGACTGTGTCCCCATCATCGACATGCTGATGAAGCGTGGGGGCACAGTCGCCATTGACACCGAAACCACTGGCCTCGATCGCCAGAGGGATGAGGTGCTCTTTTGGTCCATGGCTACTGAGGATTCTCGCTGGTGCTTTCCAGCGAAGATGCTCCCCTTCTTCGACCCTCTGTTCGCACGGTCGGATGTCACCTGGGCGTTGGCCAACGCCAAGTACGACATGCACCTCCTCAAGAACATGGGGATCAACCTTACCGGCCAGTGTGAAGACATCTTCATCCAAGACTGCCTGCTCGACGACACCCGTCGACACGGCCTCAAGGAACAGTCCTGGCTTCAGTACGAGGCCAAGTGGGGTGACTTCAAGCAGCTCTTCCTCGACCCCGTCATCGTCAGCCAAGTCCTGGGGATGGACAAGGACATGGCTCGGAAGTTCAAGGCGATGAACACAGGGGAGAAGCTCCTGCACGTCTACAAAGAAGACCCCCACATGGTGGTTGAATACGCATCCTGCGATGCCTTCTTCACCTACATGCTGTGGGAGCAGCACAACGCTGCCCTGGCTTCCGAAGAGCTGGGCACTGAGGTCGCACCAGGCTTCGGCACCTTGCTGGATTACTTCAAGGTCATCGAGGCTCCGCTCACCCGAGTGCTCTTCAAGATGGAGCGCCGCGGGGCAAACATCGACGCCGATTACCTGAAGGCGATCGACGAACCCATGCGTGATGGTATCCGCGCCTTGGAGAAGGAGCTGAGTGACCTAGCTGGATATAGCCACAACCCCAACAGCCACGACCAAGTCAGGAGGGTCCTCTACGATGATGACCGCTTCGGACTGAAGGCCGGACGCTACACGAAGAGCGCGAAGGGTGCGAAGGCCTCGACCGATGAGAAGTCGATCGAGATCCTCCTCGACCGCATGGAACCCGGCCGCACTGCTGCCCGGTACCTAGTGAAGCTTCAGGAGCACCGCAAGCTTGCCAAGCTCCACAAGACATACGTCAAGGGGATCACCAGGCTCCTGGGCCCCGATGGGAAACTGCACACGGACTTCAAGCAGTTCGTAGCGCGGACCGGGCGCTTCTCCTCCGGTAACCCCAACCTCCAGAACATGCCTCGACCTGACTCCGATCCCTACAAGATCCGAGGAGCCTTCATCCCAAGCCCAGGTAACTGGCTGGTCGATAAGGATTACCCTCAGATCGAGTTCCGAGTGGCAGCAGTGAACGCTGGTGACACGCGGATGATGGAGGCGATCCGCAAGGGCTGGGACATCCACAACGCCAACACCGCCAACATGTTTGGGCTCGACTACGATGCCATCGCGGCAGCGAAGGGGAAGCACAAGGAGGACCTCACCCAGGAAGAGCGCCACCTGCTGATCAAACGGCAGGAGTCCAAGGCAGTCGGCCTGGGCGCCCTGTTCGGTGAGGGTGCCCGTAAGATGGCATCCCAACTCGGGATCTCTCTCAACGCCGCCTACAAGTTGAAGGACCAGTTCTTCAACACCTACCCCGACATCGAAGAGAACATCGCGTTCATGCATGAGTTCGCTCATGTGTTCGAGTACACGTACACGATGCTTGGGCGGAAGCGCCGCATGTACAAGATCAACAACGAGTTCTCGAACTGGTTGGTCGCCGAAGAGGAACGGCAGGCATACAACACCTCGGTTCAGGGTTCCGCAGCAGAGCTGGTCAAGTTGGCCATGCTTCGCATCGATGCGGACCCCCTGCTTGAGGAGATGGGCAGCTACCTCACGCTGACGGTCCACGATGAGCTGGTCATGGAAGCTCCGAAGGCCCTTGCGGCTGACACGAGCGACCTGATGCACGACCACATGGCTGACCCGTTGCACTGGGGTCCTATTGACCTCACATACCCCGTCCCGATCCCACCCGATGGGGACATAGGCTATCGCTGGAGCGACTGTCACTAGGAGGAATCATGGATAAGTACGGAGTCGAAATACCTGAAGAGAAGATCAAGCACGGGTCTGCGGGCGAGTGCTCAGAATGCGGGGGGAAGCTCGACACAGATGCGAACCCCCCTCGTTGCCCGGCCTGCGGGTATGAGCCGCAGGAGAAGAGGCAGAAGGAGGACTGATGGCGAAGCTCAAGAAATGGACGGCCGAGCTACACCAGCAGGCCTCTGATCTCTGGGAGAAGGAGACCCCTGAGGCTGACGCTGCTAAGGAGCTGAACCTACCTGTCGCTATGGTGCGGCAGGAGTTCAAGGAGTTGAACGAGGGTGTGCCGGAGAAGGTCCCCAAGAAGAAGGCCAAGAAGAAGGCGACTAAGAAGAAGGCGACTAAGAAGAAGGCCGCCGTACCCCTGACCAAGGCACAGCGAATCGATCAGCTCATCGCCTCGACCAACAGCGCCCTCAAGGGTGATGTGATTCGCAAGGCCAGCAAGACCTCGACCGACTACCTGCTGCGCCGACCCACAGGTCTGCTGTCTCTCGACATCGCTCTTGGAGGGGGCTTCCCTGCCAGCGCGATGTCGGTGCTCACTGGACCGGATGGTGCGGGCAAGGACTATCTCCTAGACCTCACCATGGCTCAGCAGCAACGCATCCAGGGTGACGACTTCGCCTGTCTGATCTATTCGACAGAGTTCAAGTTCGACAAGCGTTTCGCCCGAGACATGTGCGGCTTCCAGGTCGCCATGACTGAGAGCGAGTTGGAGAAGGAGGACCTATCACGAGTCCAGAAGGGGATCCCTCCCCTGACTGACGAGGAGCGAGCGTACTACCAGACCCAGGTAGGGACAGTGCTCCTAGTCGACGGGGTCATCGCCGACGATGGGTTCGATGTGGTGCTCGATGCGGTGAGCGCAAACGAGTTCCAGATCGTCGCCATCAACAGCCTGGGTGTCATGCAAACGGCAGCGAAGGAAGCCGCGGTCGAGAAGGAAGGTCTGCGGAAGCATGCCGCCCAGTCGAACGAGGCCCAGCTCCTGGCGAGGTTCATGCCCACCCTCTTCATGGTTCTGAATCGCTCGGACGCCCTGGGTCGACGCAACCAGACAGCCGTCATCGCGGTTGACCAGGTGCGAGCCAATCGGAACATGGGTCGCATGAAGCCTGGGATGAAGGTGCCTGAGAAGTGGAAGTACGTATCCGCCTCTGGCTCCCGAGCCCTGAAGCACGGCAAGGCCATCGAGCTGATGCTCCACAAAGGGAGCGACTACCTCGACAAGGAGTACAAGCCGCCGATCAATCTCGGAAGAGAAGTCGACTGGGAGATCATCAAGGGGAAGCTCGGAACCCACGATGGCCTCAAGGGTAGCTTCGACTTCTGGTTCGATGGTGGGGCTGACCCCGTCACCGACCTGATCAACACCGGGGCTCTCTACGGGGTGATCGAGAAGTCCGGGTCCTGGTACTCCTATGAACATGGCGAGGAGGTAATCTCTGGGCAGGGTGCCCGGAACTTCCGCGTCGAGTTGGAGGACCGCCCTGAAATGATGGAGGCCATCCGGGATGCGTGCTTCTGTGAAGCCGAGATCGTCTGCCTCTACTGATGAAGAAGCGACGACGTTCAGCCCTAGAGATTCGGAAGCGGACTCAAGCGACTGAGGATCGTGTTGCCAAGGACCACGGGGGTAACCGTACCCCCCGGTCCGGGGCCGGACACACCAAGGGAGATGGCCGGGTCCACGGGAAGTACCGCATCGAGAACAAGGAGACCGATGGGCTCACCTACCGTTTCCACATCGACGAGTGGCTCTTCTTAGTTGGGGAAGCCATGAAAGTCGGGGAGATGCCGATCTACCACATCAAGTTGACCGACCGCCGTGGCCGGACCCATGAGATCGCAGTGATGCGTTACCAAGACCATCTGGGACTCATCCGGTCCGCAGAGGCAGCCGACGAGGAGGAAGAATGAAGACAGTCGTCACAATCGCTGACGCTGCCAATATCGGAGATCCTCGGGATGAGGTCTTTGACCTGCACCTGATCTACGCGAAGACGGTCATGTCCAATCCCAATAGGGAGAGGGAGTGTGCAGAGAGGCAGGGGTACTTCCACCCCAGCGCTCTCAGCATGTGCGCTCGGATGAACGTCTACTGTGCTCGAAGTGAGCCCTTCAAGATCAACCTGGGTGTAGCTGAATCAGAACGCTTCGCCTATGGCCACGGAGTCCACGACCGGGTTCAGACAGTGCTGGACGAGGTGGACCGAGTAGCCAAAGACCAGGGCTTGATCTGGAGCTTCGCCCGAGAGGTCTCCTGCGACAAGGCGAAGGACCGTCTGTTCCTGGACCTGAGGATCGGTGGTACCACCGATGGCCTCATTGAAATCGAGAAGCCCAACGAGTGGAAGCAGCGTGGGGTCATCGAGATCAAGTCCATGAAGGATGAGTATTGGGAGAAGGCGAAGCGTCCCGTTGAGGGGCACGAGCTACAGGCCCACATCTACGCCTTCCGTTTCGACTGCCCGATCATCTGGTACTGGTACTTCAACAAGAACACAGGCAAGCACCGGGTCTTCGCTAAGGCGTTCGACTGGGAGATCCTGAACAAGGCTCTCACCCGTCTGGAGATGCTCAATGAGCATCTCGATGAGGGCACCCTTCCCGACCGTGAGGAGAGCTGGTACTTCTGCACTTACTGCGAATACAGGCATGTGTGTGATCCCGACGTGACCAAGCCCCGGAAGAAGCGCCGCAACAAACCCATACCCGCCAACACTCTCTTGAAGAAGATCAAGAAGCGCACCTTCGGAGGAGGTAAGCAATGAGCCTGGACCTCAGTAAAGCAGGTGTCGTAGATGATGGAGCCCTCCAAGCCGGGGCCCAGTCCGCCTACGACATGCTCGACGAAGTGAAGCATAAGATGCTCAAGGACTTGGGAGTAAAGGAGATGCCCGCACCAAAGGTCGAGCCTGAACCCATCGCCAACGTGGATGTCGTTACCATCGACAACCGAGAACTGGGGGCCCTGCATACCCAGTACGTGGCGTACTCCGTGTACCTCAGCAGCCGCCTGGCTGAAGTGATCTCCTTGGAGAGGGCTGCCCGAGGAAACCTGAAGAGAGTCGCCGCGACAATCAAGAACGAGCTTCGAGCCGAAGGGGTGAAGGAGACACACATCAGTGCTCAGCTGGAGATCCACCCGGTCTACACCGAGTACTACATCGAGCACCTGAAACTCTTCATGATGAAGGAGATCGTCGAGTCCCTGTACAAGGCATATCGAGACATGGCTGCGGCCCTGTCCCGCAACGTCACCCTGCGAGAGCTGGAGTTCCAGCAGCAGCAGCGGGAGGACAACGTGGGGAAATCTAAGGGCTCCAGCAAGCCTCGAAGAGGTGGGAAACCTTTCAGTGGTCGACGAGGCTAACCTCAGCATTCCGGTGTTCGTGACGACGGCGGTGGTGGACCAAGAGCCCATCTCCATCAATGACGCGTTCACCGTGTACCGAGGGACGATGCACCTCAAGGCGGCCGGGAAAGCCTTCCGGGATGCGGTGAAGAGTGCTGTCATGAAGTCCTCCATGGACTGGAAGACCGCACACGAATGCGTCTATCAGCATGGTGGAAGGGCAGAGCTGCACGTCACTCTTTACTTCACCAACCTACTCAACAAGACCTGGACCAAAACGAACAAGATCAAGACGAGGTACAAGAAGAAGGACGCTTCCAACTACATCAAGCTCATCGAAGACGGTGTCGCCCGAGGGTCGGGTATCGATGACTGCAACAACCTGGACGTTACGATCAGCAAGCGGCATGACCCTGAGCACCCACGGGTCGAGGTGACCCTGGCTACCTACGCAGCCGATCGTGAGTCCTTCATTACACTGGTGGATGGAGATGGCTAGGGAAACAATATTGATAGGCTTAGCCAAAGAGAAAGCCCACCACCCAGGGTTCGCTGTGTGCTACGCCCACGGCAGGGTCTTTCGCCCCGAGGGTAAACTCTTCCGCGTCGAGCGTGGAAAGAGGGCGATCGTCAGCCGGGTACTCTGCTTGCGCCTCTTCTTCCGAGGCAAGTGCAAGAAGTGCCCTCACAGTAAGTTTGAAGCTACGTTCGAGGCCCAGACATGAGTTGGAATGAACTCAACGACAGCGAGCTGGTCCTCCTCGCCACCATGGTCAACCCCCGCGTTCATCGTGGGATTCCTCGGAAGGTATTGATTGCACTCCTCGATGATGAAGAAGTGTACGATCTCCCTCCCCGAGAAGTGGATGATGCCCGGGATGACATCTTCCAAATGGTGGACCGCTACTGGAGCCAGGTTGAGAGCCTGATCTCCTGTCCCATGAAGACACGACAACCAAGAGCCTGTTATGGCTGCCTGGATATCCAGGTGGCTGAGTGCTCACTGCTGAACCAGAAGCTAATCGAAACCGCGAAGAAGGAGATATGACAATGGCAGAACGAACTTGGCCGAGCGACATCGAGCCCCGCACCAAAGAGGGGTGGCTCGAAGCTGCGAACTCCGGAGACCCGAACGAGATGCAGCTCATCGGAGCTGTCCTCAAGAAGCTCAAGTTCTCAGCTCGGGACTACGTCACCTGGCCGAAGGAGAAGCGCATCGAGACGATCATCAAGCACCAGCCCGATGGGGGTGGTGAGGGTGAGGAGCCCAAGAAGAAGAAGGGTGCCGCTCGGGGAGGTCTCGGGAGGAAGAAGAAGGGTGCTGCGAAGCCCCAGGGCGGAAGCACGGCGGCAGCGAAGACGGCTCCCGCAAGCAGCGGTGGCGGAGGCATGAGCACGGAGCAGTTCGACGCGCTCCTCGAAGCCATCGGCGCATCCAACACGGCCGTCGGAGAACTCACGGAGAAGCTGGAGGAGCTGGAGACGAAGCTCGAAACCGTCGAGGCTCTCGTGACGGAGACCCACTTCGGGTTCACCTGCATCGCCCTCGGAGACGAGACGATCCGCGGGAACTTCGAGGACCCCGCCATGCAGGAGGAGCTGCTCGGCGAGCTGTCCATCCTGGGAGGTGACGAAGAGGAGGAGGGGGAAGAGTAGCGGGTGAGCCTTCGACCCCAAGCCTGCTCTCAGTCGACCACCTACCTCGACTAGGAGCAGGCGACCTCGTTCGGATGACCGCTAAGGAACTCCGAACACTCGATGTGAATGAGATTCGTACGCTCCTTCATGAGCTGAACCTAAACATCGAGGGGATCGACGACGTCAACCAAGGCCTCACCCGCCTTTTCGAGAACGCGCTGTCCATTGAGGACGACGAGTGAGTTGAGCCGGCCCTTCACGGGGGTCGGCTTTTCTTTTGCCTAAAATCAGATCGGATCGACCTATTAGCATAATGAAGCAGAGATCTACTCTGATTTCAGAAAGGTTACTTGTGAAGACTGTAACAGTGACGACGACCGTAAAGATGGTCTCCCTCTGCGTAATGGCGGTGGGACCTAAGGGTTGGGAGGTACAGCTCGTGGAGGACTGTGCCCGGGTGCTCGTGCCCTATCCCGCCACCCTCGACACCACCATCACCACCCGCAACGGAGGCCAGTGATGCCCTACACTGATATCACCTACACGGGAGAGTCAGCCAGAGCCAAGGCGGCTCGGGCGGGGTTCGCTGAACCCGACATGACTACCAAGACCGAAGTCGCAGGCATCGAGAAGCTGGAGCTTGTGTGTTCCAGCTTCAATGATGCCGGTAGCGACTGGTCCGAATGGCGGGCCTATGACCAGGAGGGGGAGCTGCTCGCCACTCGGCGGATGGGCGGCTACTAGACAGAAGGCAGGGTGGGTGCGCAAGCACCTGCCCAAAGCCTTTTTGCTATACTCCCCGCCATGAACCTAGCAACACAAGCAACTGATCCCACCCTCAAGGCCCTGCTGCGGCTGGCCATCTTCCTCAACGTCTTCGTCAAGTTCAAGGACGAGTCGAAGTTCATGTGGTTGATCGACCGAGTCATTGCTCGCCTCTTCAACCCCACGTTCATGACGCGGTTCACGACCACCATTGGGTCGACGATCTACTTCACGAGCGAGGCGTCGGTGCTGCTCAACCAACTCCCGAGAGCGAAGACGATGGCGCATGAGTTCGTCCACGCCTATGACAAGAAGAAGCATGGCCTCATCAAATACGACCTGGCCTACCTCTTCCCGCAGATCCTCGCCGTCCCTGCCCTCCCCCACCTGCTCCCCGGTCTCCTGTTGGGGGCACTCATGCCTGGGATGATCTCAGCCTGGGTCACCATCGGCTTGGCTACCTTGACGACGACTCTCCTGGGCTTCTTCCTCCTCGGCCCCTGGACCCTCATCCTCCTGGCCTTCCTGGTCTTCGCTGCACCCATCCCAGCCTACTGGCGTATGAAGTGGGAGGTGCGGGGGTACACCATGTCGATGGCTATGAACTACTGGAAGCACGGCTCCATCATGCCCTCTACGATCGAGTGGATGGCAACCCACTTTACGTCGATGAACTACTACGCGATGTGGCCCTTCAAGAAGAGCATGATAAAAAGGCTGAACCAGGCAGCCGATGACATCCGGAGCGGCAAGGTCCTGGAGGACCCCATCTTCCGGCAGGTCCACAACGCCATGAAGGGCCCGCCCCCCGAAGGTATCGCGCCCTGACGTGTTGAAAAAACCCACCAAAGGGTTTATCAGCAGAGTGTAGAGGAGGGGTTGCCGCGTATAGCTCAGTTGGTAGAGCGTCGGTTTTGGTTCCGTAGGTCGCTGGTTCGAGTCCGGCTTCGCATCAAAAGGCAGTCCCCCCAAAGCATCAACAAAAAAAGGTTGAACGAGCAAAAGCACACTGAGCACGACCGTAACAAGTCGACTGTTGACTCGCGCAGAGAACGAACCCGGCATGGTACCAGCCACGGGTTCACCCTTTCGAGGGGGTAGGCGAGCAGGCACCTCTGGGAGACCCGGCTGCCCCACGTGAGTGGGGTGGCTGGCTCTTCCTTTGCCCCTATGGATTGACCTGGGCTCATGTCAAATAGGGTTATCCAGCTTTCCGAAAGCCCACACGGCCACCACTTCGAGGATGATGACCACCGCTGCGCCCACTACCACCCACAGAATGGGGGAGCGGTACCAGGCGTTGAGGGCCTCCTCTGCCTCCCTGCGGCCCCGTACGGCTGCCTCCAGGGCTCCCGTGGCCAGTTCCGCCTCCTGCTCAGCCAAGGCTACCTGACGGTCCACCAGGGCCCTCCGCTCGGTGGCGATGGTCAGCTTCGTATCCAGGAGCTGAACCCGCTCTGCGTACAGGGGCAGGGCCATCAGGTGCCCGGTCATGCAGCGAGCGACCTCCCGGTGCCACCACAGGCCGGGCTGCCCCTCGTGGGTGAGGGCTGCCCGTCTATGTTCGGTGACATCCGGGGCGCAGGGGAGCTGGATGTCCGGCAGGTCCGGCAGCACCTCCTCTTGAGCCTGAACTGGGCTGCTCAAACCCACCAGGACGAGGGCGATCGAAAAAATCCTCATGGTCATCCCTTGGCTGTCTTCTTGATCCGCGCTTTGAAGCGATTGGCGTACCCCACAAACTCATCGTGAGCCTGCTCCAGACGAGGACGAGCAGCCTCTCCCACATGCAGGACACCCCCGCCATCGTTCCATCCCCGGCGCACCAGGCGATCCACGATTTCTTTCCTGGGCTGTTCCATGACTCGGAGATCGTGGCCTTGCAGGTCCTTCTTGTGGAAGCCAAGAAGTTGTGTCCCCTCGACGATGTGTGGGGCATCCAGCTTCTTGATGAACCGTCGGGCATCAGCAGTGCCTGCCCATCGCTTGTTCTTGGCTGCAATCCCATCCAGAGACACGAGCGGGAGCCCCATCTCCTTGGAAAGACGCTTCCCTTCTGTGGTCTTACCTGACCCTGGGATCCCCGTGATCAGGATGTGGGAAGGCCTCAGTCTCTTGGCAGCGTGCTTCCTAAATGCCGCAAGGACTAGGAGGTCCACTAGCTAGTAGCCCCGAAGAGCCAGTTCCGAGAGCATCTCCTCATCACTCAATCCCTCCCCACCAGCATGGGCTGCAACCAACCTTCGCTGATTTACAACCAACAGCCGTTCGATGTTGGCCATGGCCTCATCCTTCTCCCCCACCCTCTCTTTGAGGACCTCGCGGGTGGCCCGCAATGCGGCGATCTTCTTGGTGGCCTCGGCGACGGCGAGCTTGTCCTTCACCTTGCCGAGCTTGCCCTTGTAGGTCTTCCACAACCACCCAGCACCAAGAAGAACAGCGAGGCCCCCAAGGATCACCGCCCCCCACTTCTTCAGCCAGGCCCAGACCTTCGTCACGGGCGCAAGGCTCCCATCGTTTTCTTGAGGCGGTCGTAGAGGTAGTTGGCGAACTGGCCACAGGCACCACCCCAGGCAGCCTTGCCGAGAAGTTGCTGCCACGCTGCCACATCGTTGTCCGCAAACCAGGTCGTGATGACCTCGGGTAGGAAGGGGACGAGCATCGCGTAGATGGCCCCGGTGAGAATGGGGGTCAGCGGAAGGACGAGACGAGTGACCCACCTGTTGGCCTTGCGCTCATCCTTGCCCATCGTCAGATCGAGCACCGTCTTCACGAGGGCAGTAACGCCCACAGCCACGATGGCGCAGAGAACCGCCTGCCACCCATAGAGCATTTCGAAAGGTCCCATGTTCATTCCTCCTGAAGGGGCATTATCCCATAGACATGGGCCGAGGCACACCTAGTGGTTACGGGGGCCTGGGTCTTCCCAGGAAAGGCGGATGCCGAAGATCTCATCGTATGGGGCCCCCCCGTCACTTGCAGTGATGGTAACCATATAGGTATTGTCGGAGTTGTCGATGGTCTCTGCTAGCGTGGGGCCTACGTTGAGTGCTTGGGTGGTGATAGCCACGGTACCCGTATCCGTGCCTCCGATTTGAAGTGAAGACCCCTCTGCGGGGGCCCCAGCAAACACCATGTTTTGTCGCTTGTATACTCGCATCGACATGGGACTGGTTGGTACGGCTCCCTGTTTCACGATAGCGTGCACATCCTGAAGAACAGCACCGTTGGGGAGCATGATGGGGAAGGAAATGTCCGAACTATCCGTTCGGTTCTTCCAGGAGTTTGCTCCGAAGGCATTGTTCAACAACCAGTAGGCGGTACCTGCCAGGCTGTTCGACTGCCCCAGTTGTGGGGGGATGGTGGTCAGGCGCAGCTTGCCCGTCGTGTCTTGGTAGAGGTACTCCCCCTCAGTGTAGTGGCTACCGGAGGAGTACACCTCTCCTGCAACGTTAGTCGCGAAGATCAATCGATCCTGAGTATTATCTGCGGAGACAGCACCGCCGCCAGCCTTGTGGATGCGGATCCCTTCATCACCGTTCTCCGTCATGGTGATGAGCAGACCACCTGACCCCTCCTCAGCCTGAAGGTGCATCGCCACCTTCGCATCGGAGATCGTGGAGAAGTTACCTGCGGGGGCATCCAGATTGCTGAAGGAACGCCTACCGAGGCTTACCCCCGTGAGGAAGCGTGCGGTACCCGTGCTCGTCGTGGGGAAGCCGGGAGAAGCTCCTCCCAGGGTAGCCAGGGTAGCTACTGTGGTATCCGCCCCCACCTTGGCTGTGAGGACGTAGTACCCAGCCTGTGCTGCGGGGGAAAGGATCTGGACCAGAGTCCCGATCGGAACCTCAGTCTGGAAGTCCGACCCACCGGAAGCTCCGGTGAAATCCAAGTTGGTAACCGACGCCGTGAATGCGAAGGCGCAGGCCTCGGGCACGGCGGCAGTGTCCGTACCCAGCATCGACTGCACACCGTAGGTGTTCGCTACAGCATTGGGAGCCTGGAAGATGAACCCTGCTTCGTAGGCATGGCTGGACGCGACCTTGTCGATGAGGTGTCCATAGGCGCCCCAACGGTTCTCTGTTTCAGCGGCGAGGTATTGCGAAGACAGGTTGTGGACGATACGCCCGTAGAGATCTACGAGCATATTGTCGAGCAGGGCGCCCGCACCTGTCTTGTAGGGAATCCGAAGAGTATTAGTCGCTCCTCCGGAATCAACGCTGTCCGACATACCCGACATAAGGGTGAGTGCCGCATACCCTCCAGGGACCCCGTGGAACAGCCCACCCTTGTTGCCATCACCTGCGTACTGGCTGCTAGCGAACTTCCGTCGGTAAAGGGTGACCGTAGCGGTCCCAGCGGTAAACGAAGCGGCGGTACCGTCCAGCTTGACGAAGGATGCTGTGGTATCCGTAATGAATGAAGCGAGAACGTAGAGACCATTCTCAGCCGCAAGACCTCCACTGACCTCAACGATCTCTCGAAGGAGGGTCAGTTGAGTGACCGAGCTGAGCTTCCACTGCCCTCCGCTATCCAAACGGATACGGTTGGTACCCCCACTGGCCAGGGTGCATGCCTGGCCGGCGGCATCGATGAGTGTGCCTGTGGGATCAGTGAGACCCACGGCAATACGGTCGACGTACCCAGGACTCTTGCGCCCAACACCTACGCGGGCGTCAAAGCCTGTGCCCCCGTCGAGGGTGTCCCCAGACATGTTCGCACGGAAATGAGCATTGGCGACATCGTCACCGTAGCCCACGGTCAACAAGGAGACAGTCTCAACAGCCCCCTCATCCTTGTTGATGATCCGCCCACCCCCGGCAGGACCAAGGGTGCCCAGGTCGTAAGCACCATCGAGACCCCTGACCTCGAAGTCCGCCAAGCGAGTGTTGAGGTCCTCGTCATTCTCAGCCAGAGCGTACGGAGTTCGGTTCTTGATGGCCGAGGTGACCTGCTCCCCGAAAGCCACGCCGCGACTGAGGGCGTTGTACCCTGGGGGGGCATTGAGGTCGATCGGAACCTGTGGGTTCCCTGCGGTCCCATCACCAAAGATCTCTGCTGCGGTCTTGATGGCCATCTAGAATCTCCACTCCCATCGAACCTGGATAGAGAACAGCCCCGTCTTCTCAATGGGGTTGAACGTATCGTAGGCAATCAGCTCACCTGCGACACCAGGGTATGCGCCGAGCGTCCCGTTGGGCAGACTGGAATCTGCCCCACTCTTGTAGAGCCCGATCTCCGAAAGAGGGACGCTCGAAAAAGAACCGAAGTTGATGTCGGTCTGACTGAAGGTCGTGATGAAGCGCGTCGACTCTGTGGTGGGGAAGGTCCCTGGAGTCGATACCTCGCGCATCCACAGGGGATCGCCGACTACCTGGACCGGGCGCTCCATGATGGCCACGGTGACATCGGTGTCGGTCTGTAGGCCTGGAGTGGCTCCAGGATAGGATGTACTCAGAGGGGGGACGGATGGGGACGAGGCAGTCTGGCGGGACCCACCGATCCCAAACCCGATGTACCTGACCACGTCGTTGTTGTGGCGCACGAACGAGGGGCCAGCGAACGAGGACGCCGTGATCAGTTCCGCCATGAACTGGCGGCCTGTGTTCGTGATGATGTTGTGGTTCCGGTGATACTCCGCAACCGATCCGTCTGGGTAGATCAGATCGATGGCCAGGTTCAGGCGGATCGGGACATCTTCTTGTAGGCGCATCATGGTAGGACGTCGTTCCCTGAATCGATTTCTACGCAGACTTGGTAGTCCCCCGCAAGCAGGGGCATATCTAGGGTCGGCCAGAAGGTTACCCCAGACGGGGTGAATACGGGAGGTGCCCCGGCGATAGTACCTTCCTCGACCAGCGTATCGTAGAAGAAGTTGGCGTTATTCGTGATCACGTTCCCGTAGTTCCGGGTCGTGTAGACGTCCCCGAAGACCGGGGTGCTAGCTGTCAGACCGAAGACAGTCAACAGGGAGGCCGTAGTAGCTGCCCCCACCTCAACCTCTGAGGCCACCCCTGTGGTGGGGCTGAAGAGTACCAAGCGGTTCAGGCTATCGATCGCAGCTACGTCGTAACCCACGGCCGTGTTGATCTCATCCCGAACATCCGCAGCACTCGCCACGCCCCCGGTAAAGACCACAGAGGTCCCGCCACCCCCGTCGATGATGACCTCCAGAGTGAGCCCGGAGAAGTCCCCTGGGTAGATAGCTGCGGACAGGTCCTGGGTCCCTATGATCTGAGCGTTGTACGCTGCTCCCAAGGTGAAGCCGAAGGTCGTGAAGAGGGAGGCCGTCGTCGTCTGCTCCACCTCAACGTAGGAAGCAACACCTACGGAAGCTGAGGTCACCACCAGGGTATCCGTACCCCCGAGCATCCCAACCACGGCCATGGAAGCTGTGGTGGTGATGGTGATATTCCCGAAGGTGCCTGCAAGGTCATTGGTCAGGCCGACCAGCGCCGTACCGATCCAGGATACCGAGATGTCCAGGGTAGGGGCGTCCGTAATCGCCGTGACGATGATGTCTCGGATCTGATCGGCTGTCTCTGTACCCACGAAGGTCAGCGCACGGAGCGTTGCAGACTCCACCACAGAGGCATCATCATCGAACTCGAAGGTGACTGCGGGGTTCACCCCATCATCAAGAACGAAGTTCCACCCATCGATGGTGTTTATCCCTTCGTTGGCCACGATGGTGCCTGAAGCCTTGGCTCCTCCGAAGCTAGCTGTGGCAGCCCCACCCAACACCGCATTGATCTCTCCCAGCATCGTAGCCGGAGAGACAGACGCCCCAGTGAACGTGATGCTGAAGGGCGTGCCATCGATGTTCAGATCTAGGGTGTAGGTGTTGAAGTCTCCAGGGTAGGTCGCCGTGCCCGTTGAGATGTCAGCCAACCCCTCTACGACAGCGGCGTAATCCATCCAGGTCATCATCAAGCACAGCTCGATATAGTCCGACACGCAGTCCACGATCCCATCGTAGAAGGTGGCGCCGTCCCCGTAGGTCGACCAGACCGACCCATCTCCACGGTAGTCGTCGTAGAGGAACGCCCTGCCACTGGCACAGAAGCTGTCGAACAGGTGCATCGTGAGGCCCATGTCGAGGACATCCACGATGTCGACATCCTCCTGAAGGTTCTTGACCCCCAGGAGAATCGGAGCTGTGTACGTCGGCTTCACGTTGAAGATGAACTGCTGAGCCAAGGACAACCCTACGATGGAGACCAGGTCGAGGTTGAACTCGGTCACGAAGGTCATGAACTTTTCGATCTCGGTCAGGATGCCGGAGCGAACAAAGGGCACGTACCATTCGGGGTCGTTGATATAGTCGACCATCTCGACACCCGTCCCGATGGGTGCGAACTGCTCGATGGTATCTCCCACCGCGTAGGGGACCAGGGTGGCTGGGTTGATCTCCAGACCGGAAGTGTTGGCTGTGTCCAGGGGATCCTGTGTGTAGACGTAGGCGCGGGTCACCTCACTACGGGTGGGCTCGAACCCGTCGTCATCCTGCACCAGCATGCGCCCTGTGGTGGGGCTGAAATCGTCTCGGATCTCAGTGATGTAGCCCCTCACCTCGGCGAAGGGTTGTCCGAATAGGATCTGCGCCCCGGTCTTCATGATGCGGGGGCGAGGCCCCTGCTGGTAGGCATAGAGCAGCCCAGCCACGGAAGAGGTGTAGGAGAAGTCTTCCCCGAACAGGGCTGCATCCTCACGTAGGAAGCCTGCCAAGCGGCCGAAGAGAGCCTGGATGTTCAGCTCATTGCTGAACAGGGTCAGCTCCGCCCAGAAGATGTCGGGGGGTTCGAGGTCTGGGTCGATGAACACAGAGTCCCGGAACTGGAGCATGGGGATCGCCGAGCCATCGGTCTCTCGGTAGAACGGCTCCAGGTAGTAGTCGATGTTCTCCTTCCAGAGAGTGGGGCCAGCTGACTGGGCCACCTTGTCCTGGAGCTGGGGGATGCTTCGCACCTCCGCATCGATCCGCAGGCTCTTCCTCCGCTTCACCCCCAGGAGCCGCAGCTCATAGCGTTCGGCGTCGAGGAAGGAGCTGAAGAAGCCATCAAGCCGGGCCGCGAGCTGCATCCCTCGCTGCGCTACTACGGTCCCTCGCAGGTCTGTCACCTCATTGGTGTCGACGTCGTACACCTCCGCCTTGACCATGTCCCCGGGGTACGAACCCTCAGACTCGTAGTCGACCTCATCCGAAAGGACGATAGAGGGGACCTCCCATTCGAGGGTGGCGTCGAACGGAAGACTCTCTGTCAGGAGGAGGCGCTGGTTGGGTGTGGCGTCCTCCGGGTCATCAAGGACCCGGTCGACGGTGAAGGTCTGCCCGTTGTTGATGACCAGCAGATCTCCACGCTGCACTCCCAGGAAGACGAAGTCGACCCCAGGCTCTGCTCGGTAAGTGCGGTCAGTGGCTCGTGCACCCCCGAAGCCCTCCAGGTAGTTGTACTTCGAGACGGTCAGACCCAGGTCGATTACCGCTGTCGAGGTATCCAGGAGGCGGAAGGCTCGGGCTGCTGAGCGGATGCCTAAGGCCCCTGTGCCATAGATCGTGAAGAGGGTGCCCACAGGGAGGTCGCTGGGGAGGGTCTCACTGGCCGTCGCACCATCCTCGGTGATGACCAGTACCCCTCCGATCTGGAAGTCCTCACCTGTCAGGTTGTCCGGCAGGACATCCCCCTCAACCGTAAGCAATCCTCCAGGGTTGTTGATGAAGGCGATGACATACCGCCCTCCTGCAATATCCAGGGTGTCCCCTACAGCTACCCAGCCGGGCAGGGATGCTGGGGTGAAGGTCAGGGTATCGGTGAACCCATCCGCATCACCATCATCAGCCGTGGTGCCGTCCCCGACCGCCGAGAAGGAGTCCAGACTGACGGTGAGGATCTCATAGCGAATCCTGTTCAGGACGAGAGAATCTCCGGGGGCTGCCCACGAAGGCAGGGTTCCGGGAGTGTACTGGAAGACCGCTGTGCGCCCATCCGCATCAATAGCCGTAGACCCACCATCCCCCTTGAACACACGCTTCTGCACCTCGTAGGAGTAGGCAGAGACGCCCGTCCCCATCAGGGCTGTGTTGATCTCGCTGATGATGGTGCTGAGATCATCGGCTGTGAAGGTGACAGACACCTCGACCGTGGCTGTGGGGCTGCTGTCGTCGGCGTACTCGAAGACCAAAGTCTTACCCGTGACTGCGGGGTCGGCTCCAGTGAAGTCGTGCGAAGCCAGGAGGGCCCCGTACCGAGGAGAGATGAGGACATCCTCTGGGTCCGACTCAGCGATCAGGGTGCGGTAGGCTAGCCACTTCTTCTGGAAGACTCGCTGGGCATCTCCGATGTTGAAGTTGTAGTGGTACTGCCACGCCTCCATCATCTTTCCGCCGAGGAGCTGCGCTGTCCCCCGCCAGAACTCCTGGAACACCGTCCGGTTCTCGATGTAGCGCCAGTCGTCTCCAAGCCCATCCCACAGAAACTCGACCTCCGGCTCAACCCCAAAGGGGGCTCGCCCTCCTGCTACGGATACCAGAACCTCTGAGGCCTCAGAGTCTGCCTCCCCGTCGTTGACGATCAGCTCGAAGCGGTAGATCCCTTGAAGATCTGGAACGACATGAGGGGTCTCTGTCTCCTTCCCCACCAGAATGCTTTGGCGGATGATCCTGAAGGGGGCTCCCGCTAGGGAATCAGGGATGGAGTCGGTCGTAACAGTGAGGAACCCTCCGGGGTTATCGACCGTGTCGACAGCATAGCGAGACCCCCCAAGGAGAAGCACGTCCTCTTGGGCAACCCACGAAGGCAAGGACCCCGTGTTGAAGGACAGGGTGTCGGTGAGCCCATCAGCGTCCCCGTCGTCAGTCGTAGACCCCGAGGCATTGTCGTGAGCGAACTGGCTGTTGAAGGGTGCGTCTATGGCCCGCCACGCATAGGTGATTGGGGCACCATCAACATCGAAGCTGGCCCGCCCATTCAGTCGAGCCGCCTGCCCCACAGAGATCACCCGGTCCGACCCCGCATTAGCAATCGGAGGGAAGTTCGAGATGATCAAGTCCGAACCCAGCCGGAGGTGGGTCAGCTCGATCTGTGCAGGGTCGGTGGGGGTACCTAGAGCGAAGAGCTGGAAGGTGTCGATGAT